GGGCTGTGATCGGAATGTGGAGGACATGCTAATGAAAGAAGTTAAAGGTGAATTGTTATATGTGTTTGCAGATGACTCGTACATCGTTCCCTATAGCGGGACGGTCAGAGGCGGGGTGATAGTCGATATGGAATACGATGCCCCGACCGCGTTGATGGAGGCGATGCAAGCTCCGTTGGCCAGCGAGGTTCACGAGGCAATCATGCGGGAGGCCAAGGCGTGACAACGTCCGAGGCTATTGAGATTGCTATGGCGGCGATTACAATCGCCAAGCAACAAGCTATCCAAGAAGCTGAGACCTACAATGAGAAGCATCTGGTCCCGGCTTTGCAGGAACTGGAACGGGAGAGTGGCGTACGTTGCGCTATCTTGAATGACCCAGAAGGAATTGTCCTTGACGAAGAACGTCCTGACAATAAGTTCAACGAAGCCCTTCAAGTTTTGGGTATAGCCTTAACAGAGTTCCAAGACTTCGAGGAAACATTAGGAGAGGAGACATCATGGGAATTAAACGAGTTAGCATACTGATACTTGGTTCTTTGGCATGGGCTTCGTCCTACGCTGAAGATAGGTATCTCGGTACCCTAAACGCCAACGCATCATACATTGATTCAATATCCAATACATCGGGTACAAAGACTGGAGACTTCTCAACAGCTTCCATCTTCGCCCCGGAGGAGAACGCTCAATGGGCAACGCACGGTCCGATAGTCGTGGCGGTAGATGGCAAAGTGCTTGGGACTCTCAGCTCGTTGGAGACGGACACTCACTCCCTCTTCAATGAAACGATCGCAGTCCAAGTTCCTTACACCTACCTCTGCGAGACTTGTACCCACAGTTACAACAATCAGTTCTCAACCTCAGGCCCTAAGATCTATAACTCTCAGGCGTCTGAGTACGAGGATAAGATCGGTAGCCTAATTGGCAACGAGATAGGTGCAGACAATGAGCGACATTAGTTACGACTCGCTGCGCCAACGTGGCGATGTTACATTCGAATCTATGCAGAACGGTAAAGGCGACTCCCCTCGGAACATGTCTGATCGGTTCTATAAGAACTATCAAGCGATTGATTGGGGGAAGAAGAAAGCTTCTCCCAAGCCGGGGAAGAAGCAAGTATTCAAGTACCCTAGTCCAAGAGACTAGGATCTAACATGGCATCGTGGCGGAAGTTGGTATCGTAGGTAGCAAACCTTCGGGCCAACTCCCGCCTCGATGCTGTGGCTTGTTTGTCTAATTCAACGATTGCTTTTTCTAAATCCTCAGCGTACTCCTCGCCATCCTCAATGTCTTGGAGCACGGCTTGGTGTTCAACCCTTAGCCCGTCAACATCCTTACGTAGCTTGGAAAGTTTTGTGGCTTCCTTCTTGAACCAAGAAGAATACTTCACGGGTTTTTTCACACCCTCAATATTCATATAGAAAAGATAGTTGGCTAGTAGCCAACTATCAAATTATTTATTGAAGGGAACAGCTTCGTTCAAAGCCTGACGACGACCGGAACAAGACCAACATCCTTGAACATTCGTGCCTAGCGCTTTATCGATTGCCCATGCGATCGGTTGGGCAATGGTATGAACAAGATCTCCAAGCCCGCGAGTTCCCTCTGAGCAAGGCCCATTATTATTTACTTTGCACATATAAGCGTGGATAGCGTCCACAATTTTGGCGTCTACTTCTAAACCATTAGTCCTGCGGTGCGACACAACACCAGAAACTAAATCAGTAAAACTACCAGCAGTTATAACTTGTTTAGTATCCTCGTCTTGGTAAATAAAACCAGAAGGCGGGTGAATTGAAGTATCCCGAAGATAATACTGGCTCACTTTTTCTTAGACTTACCAGCAGCTGACAAAGCAATAGCGATGATCTGGTTACGGGAACGGGCTTTACCCATAGCTCCTTTATCCTTACCACTCTTCTTATTGTCTGCGTATAGCTCGCTGATGTTCTTCGAAACGTTACGTCCTAATGGCATATTTTATCCTCCATGTGCATGAGTGTTTATCTACTACGCTGACCTTCTATTGGCAACTTAGTATTTTCCCTTACGGCTTGATGGATTGGGAGTTGTCGATCCCCCAGGACCAGCCCAAAGATTTTTACAAGCCCAGTACCTAGCACCTAGTTTGCTTCCGGCGTTTGCGCAGTTGTGCCTAGCCCTGAACGACTTACGCGCAGCAGCCGAGTAGTTATTACCGTAACCCTTAGCCCCAAAGTGTACAATCTTTTCCTTGCCACCCTCGCAAGCCTTTACCACCTTCTTCTTGCCCGCGATCCACGATGCACGGGGTCGGTTGCAAGGCATATCGTTTTTAGATGCGTGTCCTAATGGCATATTATTTAACTCCTAGTCCTGCTTTTCTTTTTAACCCAGAGACTACCGCACCAAGGGTTGGAGAGTTAAAGTAAACCCCGCCCATCGGAGTTTTCTTAGGCTTCTCTTCTTTCGTATCCGCTGGGATGTTAACTGGCCGATCATCAGGATAGAAATGCGCCCGATTCCACCTCACCGAGGCTGGTATTTCTTCGTTGTCTTTCTTAGCTTCGACATCCTTGGCAACCTTCTCTGCCGCAGCTTTTCCAACAGCTTCTGGTGAACCTTCTGCTGGCTCTGGTTTCTTCGACTCCATCTCTCTAGCGAATCTTTCCGCATCCGCTTTGCCTTTACCTTCTGGGGTCTCCATATCTTTAGCAACCTGTTCAGCAGCTTTCGCTCCCGCTTCTTCTGGGGAATCTGGGAGTGGGGTTAAAGCTTCTGATGTTACTGGAACGGGGGGATTATCAGGACTACCACCCTCACCTATCGGTGCGCTGACTGCCTTAGCTAAATCAATACCACCAACAGCGTCTAAGAAAGAATCCCCTGTCTCAGCCACATCACTTTTCTTTTTTGGTTGAGCTCCACCAAACTTCTGCTTCTCCAAGATCCTACCCAGCTCCATTGTATCACCTTTGAAGAGAGCTGCTTCTGCCGCACGTCTGCGAGACAGACCTTCTAGTTCTTTACCACCAGCCTTGTTCCATTTCTTAAACTCTGAAGCCGCCCCCTCGTAATCCCCGGCGTTAAGTTTCTTGACCAAGGTACTGGACGAGAAGTTAGTGGGCCCAACGTTGTAAGCAAAGCTAGACAATGCGCTGTACTGTTGATCAGTTAGCGGGACTTTCACCTTCTCTCGAACAGTTGCTCCGTACTTTGTCTTGACTAGATCAGGCAACATTTGCTCGGCCTTAGCTCTGTCCATTGAATAACCTTCTCGCAGTTCAGGAATATCGTTTTCGTGAATCCATACCCCACGGTGAGCGTTCCACGTTTCTTCTTGTTATCTAAATCATAATAGGATGTAGGCTTGAACGACTCAAAAGTCTTTAACAAGTCCATAGCTTCTGGCACGATGGCATTACCACCGGTAGCTTTGTTGTTTACTGCGTCGACAAATGAATCAGCCATATTATTTACTCCTTCCAAGCCCCTTCCAACTTATTCTCTCCGGCCCAGTCTTCTTTTTAGAAGCCGATGTGCACATCGACTTTGTGGGACGACAAGCAGGATAACTTCCCTTGCTAGAGTCGGAACGACCACACGGTCCCCCGGTCTTGCAGTTGACCCACCCCTTGCCGTTGTTCCTAGAGAACCAACCATGTAACCCCTTCTTCTTCTTCTCGAGTTCAAAGCCCATGGTCATCCTTCATCGCATCTTGCGCATGCTGTAGTGTTGGCTCATTCGAATTCCAATCTGACCAGCCCTCTTCTTCAAACTCCCAACATCCTGACATCCCTAAAGCAATTGCTGGGATAAGTATTGACCACCACCATTTCATTTTTTGTTACCCCAGTTCTTCGCCCCAACCTTACGGCATTGAACCAATGCTCCGCTAGCGTAGGCTGAAGGCCACACCTTATACCGAGCCTTAACCTTGTTATAACAAGCATCTTTCGATTTAGTTTTTCTTCCTAAAGGCATACTCTCTTATCTCCTATAAAAAGACTGGACAGTCCAGTCCCAAACCCCTAACAAGAAAGGTACATTGACCATGAAAAAGAAACAGAAAGAAAACCCCAACGTAGCAATGCTAGGAGACGCACTCCGAGAAACATTCACCAGTCTCCCTTCGGCAGTTAAAGAAGAAGCTTCTGACCCTACATTCTGGGTAGCTCTTCTGGTATTCATCGGGTTTCCTACTGTGTATTACGTCGGGACGGCTGTCGTATTTACTGTCATTCCCCACACCATCTGGTCACTATTTTTTCGCTGACCTAATCTGCGTTTCGATTCTCGATGTTGCATAATCCCTAGCCCGCTGGGCCAAGTCTTCTAAACGTTTCTGGGCAGCGTCTTGGTTTGTCTTTGCAATATTGGCTAGAGACTGAGCCATGACGGGAGTAAGCACTCGTTTTAGATATTCCCCGTCGTACTTCGAATAGTCGTAGTATTCCTCGCGGGTCATCTTGCGTTGCTCTAACTTGCCACCTTTAAAGTCTTTGATTTTAGAGTTGATACTGACGCCGGGAACAAATAGCCCAGATCTAATGAGAGGAGTGAACACGGGATGTTCTTTTACCTCGGGCAGGAATCCAAGACGTTTAGAAGTGGCTGTCCAAGGATAGTCTCTAATCTCTTCACCCAACCGGTTGAGCATCGGCTTCCCGAATATTACTGCTAGAGGTGTCTGCCCCACCAACCACCCACCCGTGGTCGAGTTCAGTTCTTTGAAGTCCACGACTTTAACCTTACCGTCCGACCCAATGTTTAGAGTCTTGGTCAGCCACCTTGCCATTCCTGGGTTGAGGTATCCTCCGGTGTAGCTCTGAAGAAGTCTCTTGGCCTTGTCGCTAGGGTCTCCACCTTCGGAGACTGCGTCGAACAATACCTTTGCTCCTGACAATAAATTCTTATCGATGATTGTATTGCCAACCGAAAGGGCGGCAGTTGCCGCGACAGTCCCGAAGTCTTTCTCGGATAACTTTCCGTATCTCCATTGGTCGGAAACCAAAGCAAGAGATCCGAATATAAGGTTAAGACCGGGGAAATCAGTATGCTTAAAGCGTAGCGGTCCGATCTTAACTGTGTTCTCTGTCCATCCTGATTGGCGAAGTTGTTCTCTCTTGTTGGCATCCGTAGGTCCACGCCCCGTCACGGCAAAGTAAGCCTCGTCCCAATCCTTATCCATATCCTTCATTGCCATTCCGATAATCGAGAAAGTGATTAACGAACCGAAGAACGCTTTGGCTTGGAGCTGGTGGTACTCGACGCTTCCTTTCTCTGGTTTCTCAAATGCGTAGGTGGAGTTCCGAATAAAAGAGCTTACCGTATTGCCAACTGAGAAACCGTTAGCACGAGCCCAACCATATGGTGTGTAATCCAAACTGGAGTTAATGATATTGGCAATCGTGCGAGGGAACGCAGCAAATGGGGTTAAGATCTTTGTTTTACCAGCAATCTGTCCGATCACGGCTTCACCCAAGTACCCGATCATTCCTGTAGGTTGATTGTTGAACGTCGCCTTCTGAGTAAAGTTACGGATCTTGGCAATGCCTTCGTTCCCAATCTTGCCTTCATCCGCAAGGTATTGTTCCCGCAACTGCAAGTAACGCCGGCGTCTCCCGGCCTCAATCTTTCTCTTCTGACTTGCATAGTCCATGGTGTTTGGTTTAAGACCAGCCAATGTACCGAACTGGCCAGCAGATTCTTCCTTGTTAACTTGGTCTTCGATGGCTTTCATTGCTGGGCTATTGGCGCTAAACAATTCGTCCATCTTCTTGGTTGCTTGCTCTGAATTTAAACCCTCTTTCATCAATGCGTACCTAGTTGCCATTCTGGTCTTGGCTTCGCTCGCGATGACGGAGTTATAGGTATCCGCAGCGGCCATGGCACGACCAACAATCTTCCAGGCAGCGAGGTAGTTCTTGTAGTTCCAAGGTTTGTTCTGGTCAAACTTGATCATCTCCAAAGGAGAAAGCTGTGATTGCGTTTCATTACGGAACCGAGAAAGACCTGTAGCAAACGCATCGCTAGCTTGCTCAACCCCCATCTTTCCGACGGCTTGAACGTAGGCGTTTAAAGCATCGTTAAAGAATTCTCCGAACGTAGCTTTCTTGCCTGTTGCTTTGGATGCTTTGTAGTACGCTCTAGCCTCAGTCAGAAGTTCAAACAAAACGTTGAGGTGGGTAGCCCCCAAGTTGACTAGCTGAGTTGGCGGACCAGACAACACTCCCGCTTTCCAAATAGCAGCGGCTACGTCAAGCTTACGCCCAATAGCATCCCAACCCTTCTCTTGTTTATATAACTCTTCAGCAATAAAAGCTTGTAGTTCGACGCCCTTAGTTGCTCGTTGATCGGAACCTTCCGGCATTCTCTCCATCTGATCTGCGATACCCTTGATCTTATCGACAACAGCTGGATCCCAAGTCGGGAGATTAAACCGATCCGCGATAGCATTGTAGAATTTTTCTTGGTCAAAAGCGCCAAGATTAATCAGCTCCATGAGCTGTTGTATTGTGCTTTTCGGATCACGAGATGCTCTTTCGCCAACACGTTTAACAATGTTTTCCAGTTGTCTCTGCCCGTCCTTCTTAACAATCTCTTCGTAGCGCTTCGTCATCTGAGCAGCTAGGTCGTTGGCCTGTTGTTCGGATAACTCGGGTAGCTTCTCTTTGATTAGGGTTAGGATGGATTGAAGACTTGCTCCACGCTGGGTCATGTGCTTACGGGCTTCAGCTTTGAAGTCGATCATCTTCTTGAGTAGGCCATCCACACCAGCAACTTTCCCCGCATCAAACTTCTTAGCGACCAGTTCTTCTAGGTTCTTACGTTGCTCTGGCGATAGACGTCCTTCAGCACCCGCGTCAATGATTCGATTGTCCTCGTTGAGCTGACCTTGGAGATTGGTCTGTACCTCGTTGAATACCTGTTCCGCCAGCTTGATCCTCTGCACCATGTCGAGCAGTCGTTGTTCCGCCGGACGAGTATCTTCCGTTGCCGCCTTCTTGGGATCGAGCTCTTGCTTGAACTGAGCGTTCACCATCTTGCGAACTTGGTTCTCCAGCTTTTCGAAAGACCCCTTCGGCATGTTCTCTTTGGTGACGCCGAGCGAACGAATAACCCTTTCGGTAATTACATCCGAAGCATACTTAGCCAGCCGGACCAGCGGGGGAAGATTATCCTTGGCCGTCTCAACCGCTTCTTGCGACGAGGGTTTCTCGCTCTGGGTTGTGTTAAAGAAATCAAATACCAACTGCAAGGCTTGGTTGCGTTGCTTGAGGGCAGGGGCGTCCGCTTTTCGCTTCGCGAAGTTCTCTTGAACAGCAGTTGTTTCGGAACCCCTATTGGTCTTGAGCCGAAGGCTGACAAGCTTGCTGAATAGATTCTTATCCTTGGCCAACAGTTTCTCGATAGCTTCGGAAGCGGATAGCTTCTTGAAATTAACAGGGGCAACACCTTCTGGTCCTACAGCAGCGGCTCTGGAGTCTTCCAAAGCCAACATCAATTCGTCGTAAGGAATGCCGATTCTTTGTAGGTACGCCTCGAATGTTTCGTTCTCGAGAGGGGCTAGATCACCAAAGGCAGACAGGAGTTTAAAGAAATTAGTGTCTGGGGGTGCAACAAATACTCCACCTGTTCTTAGTTCTGGTAAAACTTTTCCAACAGCATCGTCAATTGCTAACCCAGCAATGGTTCCCTTGAGCTTTTCGATCTCCGCCAAGAGGTTGGTGACTTCTTCCTTGCTGGCCAAAGCTGCCTTTTGTTGTTCCGAGATCGGTCCGGTGTAAAGCTTGGCAACTTCATAGGGCAAGAACATAGAGGCAAGCATACGCATGGAGCGAAGATCTTGACCCGCCCTTGTGCCGAGATCCTGAGCACGAGATAGGACTTCAGTAAGATTATTGGATAGATACTGCCGTAGAGCCTGACCTTCTGGTGTAGTTCCATTAGCTTCCATTCTGGCAACGTGAGCAAACAAAGCGTTACGAAGTCTCTTTCCGATAACCCCGAGAACTCCCACCCTCTCTTCAAATGGCATGTTCTGTACGCCATCCAAGATCCTCTTCGCATGCATTACATCTCCACCAGGAGAGTTCTCATCCACAAACTTGTTAGCCTTATTAATCACGTCCTCATCGGTAAAGGGAATATAAGTACGCTCCGACAAAGCCTTCGCCACATCCTCGGGCATTGTACGAAGGGCACGGTTCAGAGCTTGGGTAAAGTTCGGGTCGATCGAGGATGCCAATTGTACAGAAGGTTTAATTAAAAATACTTTTTCTGCTGGATAGAAGTGTCCGAGTTTAGCAAAATTTTCTGGAGAAACTCTTCCCGAAAGAAGTAGTTTTTCTGTTTTTTCTGGGTCGTTGATCCCCATAACTTTTAAATAAATTTTGCCTTTCGGCCCAATGCTTACTTCTCCCGTCGTAGTTGCTTCTTGGGGCGCGATATCTCTTGCGATACCCCCTTCCTCAAGTACCCCCATTTCGTTTACTACCCGCATACCACCACGAATAGACGCAACAAAAACAGATTTGTCTTTTAACCCTTGAACAAAAACTTCTTTTGCCGCTTGCATCCTATATATACCCACGTCTTGTGCTGCTGCCTCTATTTTTCGGTCTAGTTTTTCACTTTCTAGAGTAGCTTTATCTTTTCCTATTTTTAAAACTCCCCTATTAAATAACTGTTGAACATTTTCAACTTTCGGGGTGAAGTTAGGATCAATAGAAGACGCTAATACGTCAGCCGTTTTGGTCACACCACCGGCCACCAACTGCTCACGCATCTTGCGGATGACGTCATCACGGATCTCATCGAAATCAATATTGTTCAGCCCATACTTGTCGCTCAACTGAGCCCGAGTCAGGGGAGAAGACTTAGGATCGGCGGTGAACTGAAGGATATCAACTTCCATCTTGGTAAGCCCAAGCTTCTTGGCAGCTTCGGCTAAAAGTCTGCCAGCTTCCCCAAGTTCAGCTTCCATCCTAGCGGTGCGTTTGTTTGCAATCTCTGCGTCAACTGACGATATCTGCTCTCCGTCTGCCAAGTTAACTTCTTCAATTTCTTGCTCGTCATCGGCAATGTTTGTCGGCAGAGTCCCAGTTTCTTGGGCGGTTTCTTTCTCGATCGCTTTATCAATCTTTTCGTCTATCTTTTTTATTTCTTCTTCTAAATTTTTAGGGGCTGCTTCTGGGGTAGCTTTAGTTTCGGCTTCGTCTAATGTTAACTCTTCTTTAGCTTTTTGGAGAGCTTCTGCTTCTTTCTCGGCTTGGAGATTCTCCATGGAACTGTTGACGAACCCCGGAGCCTGAAGGCTGTACTCCAAAGATCTCCGCGCAGTTACTTTTTCTTTCTCCTCCAATATCTTTTGTCTGGCGATCTGAAACAAATAAGTAGAAAACTTTGTTCCTATGTCTGGATTAAAAGTTTCAACGGCTTCAGGTATCGAAGCGTAAACAAGTGACTCAACTTCATTAGGGTCGGTAGTCCGAAACGATTTCTTCAACGCACCTATAACTGATCTCCTCCACAATCCGCCCTCTCCAGTCTGAGGATCTTTAGGTCCTAGCTCTTTTGCTACTTCGTCGTACAAAGCTTTCTTATTCGCCGAGGTTTCTTGAGATTGGAGGATTGCATTCGGATCGATACTGGAAGCTAGCTGGCTTCCTGGTATTGTTGATCCCGCCTCTTGGCTCGCCGCTCTGATCTCAGACGGAGAGCTATTAGTAAGTAGATTTACAATTGCATCGTAGTATTTATCGACGTACGTCTTACGGCTTTCACGTTTAGTCCCCAGCCCAATCAGTTTAGCAAAATAGTTTCTCAACGCCCCTAACGAACGAAGGATGGGGCGAGTGGTAAATGCCTTCAGAGTATCCTCCGTGATGCTACCAGTTAGACGTTGTTGGATAAGACCGCGGAGATATTCTTCAGCTAGTCTACCTGGACGGTTCTTATTAAACTCTGCTATCACCTGCTCCTTGGTCTTACCCTCGAACGTTACGCCTAAGGCTTGAGCATATTTGCCAACAATCTCTTTGATCTGATCAATAGAAAGGCTATTCTCAATCTCTTTGTTCTGAGCATCGTAGAAAGTTTGGAAAGCTTCCTGTGTTTTTGCTGCTGGGTTCGTCTGCAAAAAGGCTTGGTACATGGCCAATCCGTGGTTTGCGTGAAGGACTTCTTCGGACAGAGCTTTGACAAAGAAGCTGGCTGGATCGGACACCCCCTTGCTGGCGAAGCTTCTAAGCAATTGGTCGGGGTCAACGTAAAGAGTATCGAGATTGAATACGTCACGGGGATTAGCGTAGACGCCACCACCGTATCCTTCTCGGCGTAACTTAACGTTCTTGAGATTAGTAAATGTCTTCTTAAGATCAGTCCGCCCCCTGCCCTCTGCCACCTTCAATGTTTGTTGAGCATTGGCTAGCGCATGATTGAGGATGTTAAGAAGAGCACGTAGCTGGAGTTCATTTTGGGGTGAGAGTGTACCACCAAAATACTGCGAGACCGATTCCGCATCGAGTTCTAACTCCCCGAGTTCAGCTCCGAGTCTCTTAACTACTTCTTCTAGGTCAGTCTTAGCTTTGTCTAGTCTCTCTTGGACGGGGATCTGGGTGGTCGGCGCAGTTGTTGCAGGTGCCACAGGTTGACCAGATTCTCCAACCGCTGGCTGTGCTTGTGCAACTCCGGGCTGTCCGGTGGCAGGTGCTTCAGTTTCGATACCTTGGGCTTTTTGTTTTTCAATTTGATTGGCAAGGATGTCCTTTGCCTGCGTTCTATCTAGCCCTTCGATGCCCGCAGGTAAATACCCCAGCTTGGCAAGAGCTTGAGCCTGCTTCTTCGTCGGGGGAAGTTTCTTGGGAGCTAATGTTGGCTTGGTAGCGGGTGTCTGTACTAGTGCGTTTACATATTTATCCAGCTTTAAAGTATCGTATTCAGTGTCCAATCTATTAAAAACTTTAGCTTCTTCAGTACTCTCTGGGTTTCCGTATTTCAAAAGATCCCGCATTAATTGTTCTGCTCTTGGTTTATCGTACTCTGCCATTGTGTTATAAAAATCTCTGCCCGCAGTGTAAACATCTTTTGCTTCTCCCTTTCCAAGAATTAATCTAGAAACTTCCTTGTTAAGTTCTATATTTTCAAAGTCTGGCGGCAAATCAGAAAGAGAAGCAAATTTAAACAAATGATTGATTTCAAAAACTCTTGCTTTGTCGTATTCTCTATTTGTTCCCCACCATGACGTTAAATCAATTGGTGTTTTTCCTTCTTTTAATCTCTTTGCATTTACTGCTTCTTGGTACAAATCTCGAATTGCTGTATGAACGTTACTTGTATTATTAAAAATTTCTGTGTTTTTAGTTTCTTGCAATTTAAATAAATACCCAAGAGCCGAAGATTGGCCTTTATTATTGTAAAGCGATTTAAAATTTAATTTTTGTTCATTTGTTAAATTAGAACCAGTAATTATTTTTAAAATTGACTCTGGTATTTTTCTAGCGGCTGGCTTTGAAACCAAAGTTGTAACAGTCTCAGCAACGGGAGCTGGGGTTACAGGTGCTGGAGTAGGTGCGGGTGCTAAACCGGTGGTAACTCCAGAGGGTAAACCTTGTTGTATAAAAGAATCGATTTCTGATTGCTTGTACCCCAAAGCGTTCCCTAAAAATCCCCATCGCTCTGGGAGAGCTTTGAGTTTATCTACCCTCGAAAGTTTCCTTTGCTGTTCCGACATTTTTTCAAAATCACTTATAGTTTGTTGGTCGCCCCAAATAATATCAAACCCTAACTCTAACCCAGATTCTCTAATTTTAGCGTTTTCAAATCCAGGTTTTCCTTGGATTTGTGACAAAACATCTTTAGCCTCTCGTTCCGAATTGTACTCGGAACTTAGTCCTATCTTTCTTTTTCCTCCAGTTGGTACAAGCAAATCTTCACCAACAGTTACCGCTTTATCTAATAGAGTTTTGTCTTCTAATCTTTGGTTATAATAATCAATTCGATCTTGAAGCGTTAAAACGGGTTTAGCTGGGACAAATGGTTTAGCAGGTGAAACTTGGGAAGGGGGGGCAGCAGAGGTAACTTTTTCTACAGTCTGTCGAAGCCTACTAAAATCGGTTGGTTGCGAAACTAGAGCCTGTTCTTCGCTAATTAAGCTTGAAGGTAGCCCATCAACACCTATTCTACCTTCGATGAAAGCCACTAGAGCAGCATCCTCTTTTTTAGTTGGTCGTCGACCAAGATTTTTAATAATTGTATCGTAGAATTCAGACATACTTTCTAGACTAGAAATATTTTTTATCTCTTCCTCTAAAAACTTTTTGGTCAGAGGTTGGGGAGTAGGTTGAACAGAGGTAGGAGCTGGTGCTTCAGCTACAGGAACTGGAGTTTCAGCGACGGGTGTCGGGGCGGGAGCGGAAGCTTCCTGCTGTTGGACAACCTGCAAAGTAGCAGGAGCACTCTCGGCCAGTACGACTTTTGCTGCCGGAGTAACTGGCAACGGATTGGTCGGAGAAGCAATAGTTGCTGGAGCTTCCGGTGTGACAGCGGGTACGAGAGCTTCAGGAGTCGGGGCAAGAACTGGTGGCTCGGTAACTGGAGCCGGGGCTTTTAATACGGGTGGCTCAAGCACGGGAGGGATAGCACCTATTTCTGCTTTGTCCAATTTCGCCTGTTGTTGCTGGTTTACTAACTCTACTTGCCTAGCCTTAAAGGCTTCTGTCGCCCTAGTCTTCTCTTCTGGTGCCAAAGTATTAAACAGATTCTGCTCTCCCGTTAGGACGGCATTCTCTCCCTCGACCCTCAATATTTTAGCCTTCTCTCCAATCGTAAGCCCATTGTAGAACTTCTCGATATTCTCATCGGTTGCTGGTTGGCTCAAGATCTTTGCGTACTCGCCTGCTTTATAATCTACGAGCTTTTGACGAAGATCTTCGTCAGCAGTTACTGGGGAATTATTTTCAATTAGGCTTTTATACGCCACTCCTGCACCTTGTAATCCTGACATCGGCAATCCAGCAAAGATTTCTTCGGCTACTTGTTTAGCTTCTACGTTTACTTTCTCACCCACGGCTACTTGAGCCGAGGCTTGAGCTGCTGCTTCGCCGACTCCCTCTGCCGCAGCTTGGACAGGAACTTGTTTAGCAAACTCTTTAGCTAGCTTGCCAGCAGTAACTGCTTCTCTGATCCCAGTCTCTGCTGCCTTCACGGCTGGCCCAGCTATTAAACTCCCTAGTCCCAAAGCCCCTAACTCGGTGGCAGTAATTACTGCTCCACGAGTGGAGGCATAAGCTACCGCACGTTTTTGAAAGTCAGAATCCTCTAAGACAGATTGAATAGCCTTAGGATCTAGCGGATCGATGCCACGTTTTCGAACTTCTTCGTTAACTAACTGGTCGAAGCTTACCAAAGTATCGGTTACACCACCCAATACCGCGCTTGTACCCAGACCAACCGCAATGCCAACAGCCGGCGCACCTGCTCCCGCAGTTGGAGGAGCAGCTACGGCACCAGCCGTCGCACCCGCAACCAACGAAGCACCCATTGCTGGGAGGTTCGAACCGATACTTTGAGCGAACATCGGCAACATAATATCGATTGGGTTGGTAACGATGTCTTTTGCTGCCTCAAAGAATCCTTGGTTCTTAGCCCCATACTCCCGCATCTCAGGGCTTACATATCGGCTCTGAGTTTTAAGATTATTCGCCGCAATAATCTCAGCTGCTTTAGCTGGGTCTGCCGCCCCAATTGCTGCACCGTACCCAACCACCCCTGATTGCAAAGAGTTTAGCCCGGACTGACCTTGCTCAATAAGTTGCCCAACATACCTTGGAGCCTCAGTCCTTACCTTTGGAAAGTTTTCTTTTTCTGCAACGGAGTTAAAGAAATCGTCTACCTTTTTAGCGTCTTCTTGGGTAGATAGGGCACCGACTTTAGAGAGGTTATCAATAGCATACTGTTTCCAGTTGCTGAATATTTGTTCCTTATCCTTTTGCTCCAACTTGTCGTAGTTAGGATCGTCTTTGATCTCATCCCAACGCTTAAACGATTGCTCCTGAGGGGCTTGCTCTGGTTCAGGTTGAGGTGTGAAGTCGGCCGCTTGCTGAAATAGGTCGGCTTGTTCTTGGTCTACCGTACCCTGATCCTGCGCGCCAAAGGGGTTTTGCAGGATATCTTCGGGTATCTCGGCCATAAGAATCTAGATACCAAAAATTGCCTATTAGGGCAATGTTATCTTACCGAGATTTGAGGTTGGTTACGGGCTTGGTATTCGTTTACGAGTTTCTGTAACTCTTCTTGGTAGGCAACAGTTGGGTTCTCGCCTCTATCGGCCCGGGTATTCGCGGCAAGCTGTGCTTTCCTGCGTAGTTCACGCACAACTGCTAGCTCTTTCATAGCAGGTCCTACGTCTTTAACAAATCCGCCTATCCCTAACCCTAAATCTTTAGCTGCCCCGACCGCGCCTGAGAAGACTGGTCCAGCTACCGTTCGTTCCAATCCTTTAAGAGCCGTACCCCCAACCATTTCAGCGGTTTGTATAATACTCCCGACTCGTTTTGTCCTCGGGCTCAGCAGAGCATCAGCTGCGTCATTAGTTGTGGCGGACATTGGTGCGCTAGGTGCTGTCGTTTTGGGTTTATTCAAATAGTCCAGAGGATTGATAGAACCTGGGGGCACTCCCGAGGGGGCCACGGCTGGAGCTGTTGCCCCAGAAGGGGCTTGTGTAGTCGGTACTTTGTTTCCTGTTTCAACAGCGGGTTGTGCACTCAACTTCCTAGCGTTGTTCTCGTAGATATTTTGAGCGATCACGTAGTCGTTGTAAGCAGCATCTCGATTGGCTTTAACTACCGCGTACTCTGCACTATTTTTATCAATGCCTTTGAGACTCTGATCTGCGGCATCTAATGCTCCTTTAGCATTATCTCGGTCAATTTTGAATCCAGCCATAGCTTCTTGCTCAGACTTGCCGGCAAACTTCTCAGCAAGACCAGTTCTGCTTCCACCAGCCCCAGTAGTACTCTTAAGTTGTTCGAACCTAGTAGTGATTTCGCCACCCTTAACATCGACTTGCCCAACCGGAAGACCTAATTGAGAAGCGCGAATGGTAGCTTCCTCTTGAATGCTTGCTTGCTTTTGTCTCGCAGCATCAGAAAGACCTTGGTTTAATATGCTTTGGTACAGAAGAACATCGTCGATCCTACCCTGAGCTCTGGCTTGTTGCATTTGCGTTAAGATAAAATTAGCCCCTACTTGCCCAACTTCGGGATCAAGATTTGGATCTGTAAATTTCATGGAACCAAACTGGTCCGTTGCAATTGCTCTCCTAGTGTCTATAACCGTCTTGTTCAAAGCGTTGTTCTGATAATTCTGAGAAGTCTGTTGGAGTTTTCCTATCATGTTTTCCAACACCTTCTGAGCTCCTAGATTGGTGCCCTTCTCTAAAACAAAATCAGCCATAATGCTCTCCGCATTTGGGCCGTAAGCACCTGAAGGGCCAAGTCTAGCATCTAGTTCCGCCCGCCAAGAAGGACCCATCTTAATAGCTTCTTGAGTATTGTCGTAGTCCTCCCTTTGCATCTGAAGGTTCCATTGAGCCTGCTGTGCGTTGAGGTCGAAGTTGCGCAACTGGGCTTGTTGATATTCCTTCTTGAGATCAAAGTCTCTGGCCCCAGATTGGAAGTTGTATTCCTGTTGGTCTTTCGCAAGTTGGAAATTACGGTCGGCGTTGATCATCTCCTGCGCGAACTGACGCTCACGCAGAGACTGCATCCGATTTGCATTGAGGATATTGGTGTATGCGTCAGCAGTTCGCGTAAACGCAGCCATGTCTGTATTGCCACGGGCAGTCTCATATCCCTCGACCAGCGAAGGAACTGCAATATTTTGGAGATTTAAATCTCTCGGTACGCTGTAAGGTGTTGCCATAAATTAAAACCCTGTTCTTTGGCCGACCCCATAAGCCATGGGGTACATCCCGCCATATAAACCAGGGCTCGACGGTAACATGTTCTGCATTGTAAACGGAGCAGCGTAAGCTTGGAAATTCATAGAACCCAATTGTGACCCGTAACCTCCGGAATAAGATGATAGCCCGCCACCACCACCACCACCACCGCCGTATCCACCACCACCCCCTAATATAGAAGGTGCGATGGCTCCTGCCAATTGTCCGAATCCACCACCAACTGCTGTAGGAGCGAAAGTACCACCGCTTGCGTAGCTTCCTACAGAACCACCCAGCATAGAGCCCATGCTTGCCCCTAAAGCTGTGCCAAGGCCGGGTACAACAGACCCTACAGCCGCCCCACCGATTCCGCCCAAAATACCACCGACGCTACCCAAGAATCCAGAGTTCCTCTGGGACTCTGCGTTCTTTCGTTGTTGTTCTGCAACTTGGTAGTTATAATTGTTGATCGCGTTCTGATTAGCAACGTTTGCGGCATTCTGTGCTCCCTGCAAATCTTCTTCTCGAATCTGCCCGCTTGTGAACAGATAATTCTGTGCTTGTTGCGGGCTCATAAATTCAGCAACAGAAAGTAGACCAGGAAGAATCCCCATTCCTTGCGCTTGCAACTCGGACGATAGCTGGCCATAACTGGCGGCTTCCCCAAAAATTGCAGCTTGGCTTGTTCCGGGTAAACCAGCCGCCATATTTCGGGCGGCAAGTTGTCTCTGAGCTTCAGCTTGCGTATCTGCCGATGGAGTACCCGATAAAAGTTGAGTGACCAAATTAGCTGATTGTCTAGCAGCCCCAATTGTTCCAGGCAAACCCTGTTCTAATTGATTCCTAAATCCTTCATTGATTGTAGAAGCAAAACTCTCTAGTCCGGGAAGCTGAGCTTGCTGCCCTGTGAACTGACCAAACGTCTCTGCGAGGGGAACTCTGCGTGGAGCCACCAGCGTTGGTGGTGGCGGTGGTCCCCCTCCCCCTCTTCGGCGTCCCATGTTAGGACATCCTCTCCGCTAAAGCCCAAGGTAACACACGCATCCGATCGTTGTATTTACCCCTTTCGAAACAAATCCACGAACGAACACCCGAAAGAACCATTGCATTTTGTACTAGCTCGCCTCTAATTGTTTTATTATCAGAAGCTAGAATCACAATCGCCCCTCCCTCCCCGTTAAAATCATTCTTCCATTCTCGTATATCTTCCGGCTTATTTATAAGTTGAAACGCCAAAACTCCATCTATCTTTCCCTTCTCGTTCTGGTGTACAATGAGTTGTCCTAGGTCAGCAAAGAATTGGATCATGCCCTTCAAATCCTTCCGTTTCCAATTCCAATAAAAAGGGATTTTCTTTTCGACGTAGGTTGTCACTTGACCATTGATATCTTTCATTTTAAGCCGTTCGTCAATAATTGGTTGCGCTACCGGAGATTGTTAATCTCACCCATACCCCACGCTGTACCCTGTACCTGCATGGTCAAACGGTTACCACCCCGCTTTTGTTGGAGCTCGTCTCGCAATAACTGGATAGCCTTTTGTTCGTGGAAACTGTAAAAGTCTGGTTTATCGGCCTGCATAAAAGCGGTGACCATTTCTAGCATGGCGGGGTAATTACCGACCACCATCGGGTCAGAATCTTGTGTTTTTGCCGACCACCGAATAGAACTAAGAACAGTAAGAATGCAAGGATCTTGTGGGTTGGTTGGCCGATTAACAAAGATTTTACGTTTAGCTAATATGGTCCCAGTAGTCTCATCGAATACAGCGTCTTCCCCACGATCTACAACAAGCAACCCATTTGTATTGGCCGTCGTCCTAAAACCAGGACCGTTCTCGTGGAAGTCGTATTCTCTGGCAAAAAGGTTTACCCGTTCGGAATTAAAAGAGCAAAACAAAATTGATTCTACGTCATGGGGAAGATACATCTCTCCACTTTCTGGTACCTCGATATCAAATTGTCTGATTGATCCGTACCAAGACCCGCGAGTAAGTAGATACTCTTCCGCTTTATCGATCAAGTGGAACAATGCCGAGTCATCTGTATGCAAGCCGTCTTTAAGATCCAAAGCCATACGAGCTCTCATCCAGCCCATAGTTCCTTCTGTTGTCGTTGTAATCAAGGACTGATAGTTTAGACGACGAGCCCCTTCAAGGGTCTCGTCCAAAACCAAAGACAGTCTTTCGATGGCTTTTTGTTCAAAAGCTTGAGCAAGGTCAAGTTGTCCGTTTTGTTCTCTCCAAAGAGCCAAAAGCATGAGACGCAAAGCATCAAGATCTTGGATAACGAGTAAGTCGGTATTGCTGGCAACGGGAATAAAATTAAGCTTGCCTGTAACTTCTACAGATTGGGGGAGTGTGCTAACCCCAGAAACTTGGTACGATCGATAATTAGAAGACGTAATTGGTTTCCCAACTCGCAACAAAGTTTCGCTATTCGAAAGAAAAGCCTGTTCAGTATTGGTGAGGAAACCATTTGGTAGGGTAGTGGAAGTTGCTCTAATAATAGTACTTAACCCAAACCCAGAAACAGTTGTAATATTTCCTGTGTAATCTGGGAGAGTAAATACTCCGTTCACCAAAGGAAGTGAAAATTTAGCCAATACACCGAGCCAAGTACGGACCGCATAGAGGCGTCTCTGCGCCTCGTTAATGCGGGAAATTACCCGATCATCGGTAGGGTAGACACCATTATCAACATAAGTTGATAATGCAGCCTTGGCTTCTGCAAGTGTGATTGCCATGGCTTACGCTGGGGGTACTGGCCAAATTACATCACTAGGGTAGGAAAAATCATCTGTTACGTCCCGTAATTTTTGCCGGTACTCTACCCACTCTTCTTTATTAGGGAGCGTAACATCGTTAAACTGGGTCCAATCCGAAGCAGACAAAAGGGCGCCCCTTTGATTCCTTATTGGTTCCCATAAAACCAGTTTCTCCACAATAGTTGTCCATGCCTCATTCAACTCCTCTTCCGTTGGTTTTTGTGTATCCGAAACCCAAGATAAACCAGAATAGTCCAATCCCACCAAAACAAATTGTTCGTTTGGGCGCATATACTGTAGAGTTTTTACTATGTCTATTTTCATGGGGTTATCTCAATAGCAAAAATAGAAGATCTTGCAGAACCGCTTTGAAAAACTATGGACCCGTTATTCCCTTGGGTATTAGATCTTCCTTGAACTTTGTAAGTAATTGGAGAAACAGTTCCCGGAGTATCCAAATCTTGGAAAGACCAAACACCGGCCGATTGCACAAGTGAAGCGTTATTGACAACTAGATACACATCGCTGACTGGGGAAGAATAAAGAGTTTGTGCTCCCCTTAGAACTGCGAACAATCCTCCTTGAAAAGTTGCGTCTCTAGTAAAATAATAACTTTGGGTTACCAAAATTAATATATTATTAGATGTTGAAGCTGGGGTTATTGTAACGGCTAACCCCGTGTCGACCAAACCAGCGGTTGTATTAGTAACCTGCGTTGTAGTTGTGCCCTCAACAATTTGAAGAACCTTGTTGAGTCCGCTCCTTGCATTTGCAACTGTAATTTTCTTAAGAATCGAAAAACCACCAGAAATTTGCCCGATAAGAAATTGATCTGCGGGAGCTAAAGACGTGATAGCCGCCTTACCGTCGATTAAAGTTTCTGAAAAAGCGCTACCGGATGCTGTATTCCCAGCAAACGGATATTCAAGATAAGCCCCAGCAATCGATCTGTATACTTTTAGTTTTGTGCTATCCGATGTGTCTACCCAGAGATAATCAGTAGAAGGGAGGGGACTGACTCCGTTAGAGTATAAAACTTTGCTAGATATTGTGAATGCAGGAATTTCCAAGTATTGCGCGAACAGCTCCAAGAGATCTTGGGGAGTTCCGTAGCACGTTCCAGTAGGTAATGTTCCAGGTATTAGAGCCATAAAATTAAAAAGGTAGTGTTATGGGAACATATACGCTGGTATTTGGAATGGGACCTTGTGAACCGTTTGTTGCCCACCCACAAGTTAATACTTGTCCATTGCTAAGAAGAACCCTCAAAGCGGCAACACCGTATCGACTGTCAGTACCGTCCAATACCATATCAACAATTGTTGCAGAACTTGTGTTAATTCTAACGTAATCCCAAACATTCTTTTGAGCTACTGTGTCTGCGATTCCCAATTGGCCCCAATCATTTCTACCAGCAACTCGAATATATCCGTCAGCACCTAGAACATAAGTTGAGAAATAATTATTGTTACCGATTGCCACAACTTTTAAGGCTGCAGAGTAAATAGCAGGGTCATAAGTTTTAGTAAAAATTGAATTATTATCAGTAGGAGAAGGCCCACCAGAACCGGCGGCTCCAAAGTTCCCATGCCCATTATACCCAGCCATCCACAAAGACCCGTCCGTTTTTTTCAAAATTATGTAACCGCTGCCGTTAACACCTACTATGCCATTCGCTTTTGGCACGTAAATATCAGAAACACCGGTTGCAACCATAGTTGCGTATCCCGAGTTAGTACTAGTTTGGGTTCCAGTCCCCAATTGTCCGTTACCATTGAACCCAGCGGTATATACTTGCCCTGAAGCTGTCAGTATAACCGTATAACCATAGCTTCCGCTTCCGGCCCCGAGAATTTTTGTTACTTTTCCTTCTACTCCTGAACCTAAAGGAACACCTGCTGATTTTAAATAATAGTTTAAACTGGTCAAGGCAGTTGTGTTACCTTGGCTTAACTGACCGTACCCGTTGTAACCAGAGCACAAAACTTTCCCATCGTCAGCCCCAAGAGGACTGCCTAAATAAATCCCGCTTTGGTAGTCTTTCCCCCAAAGATAAGCATCAGAAAACAGTTTTGTCCCCCCAATTCTAGCAGGTGTAGTTATGGGAGTCTCAGTTCTCCCGAGTTGTTTATCTCTGTTATTTCCCCACCCGTAAGCTTCGCCGTCTGGAGTAATCGCCACTACCGTTTCGTAACCAAAATCGTAAGGCGGCCTAAACTTAACGATCGGTTTCCCGTTAAAAGAGGATCGAGGGATAGGGTTAAAAGTACCTCTATCAAGCAATGTTCCAATTCCTAAAGTTCCGTCGCCCCCCCAACCAGCAGAATATAAAATTCCTTCTGTAGACAAAACATAAGAACATCTCCAACCAGCGTAAACTGCATGGGGTTTGGGCCAAAAGGGGCCCCCCGTACTGTTATAGTCAAAACCGCACTCAGTTGGAGAAAAAGCCATTAAATCATTAAACCCAAGAGCGTTTTTGAGGTTAGTGTTCCCCCCGAGTACTTTGACCTTTCTATCTTGAGTGATAAAAAGAGATCCTTGGTGCGAACCAAAATTACCGTACTCTCCAAAAGTATTACACAAGCCGTTAGTGCACCCGTAAGCCACGGCTTTCGCACTTACTCCCGTACTTGTTCCGATAGTGACAGAAGGAGTAATTAAATAACCAGAACCGGGATTAGTGATTGTAATGGAAGAAACTGATCCCGCAGTTAAAACTGCAACTCCAGTTGCTGTATCCCCGCTAGGCGAAACAGTAAAACTAACTGATGGAACAGTTGTGTACCCAGAGCCTTGAATATAAACAACAACATTCTCCACCGAACCAGAAAATATAACAGCAGTTCCTGGTCTTGCCGACCCTGCGTTTTGAACAAAAGTACGATCGGGTTCACCAAACTTGGAAATACGCAAAGAACTGTCCGCCAACTTTATGGAAGTTACAGCTCCGTCTGCTAGTTTTGGAGTTGTAACTGCAAGATCAGAAAGTTTTTCGGAAGACACAGAAATATCGCGAATATGATTTGTAGTGACCGCTCTATCCAAGTCAATAGATACGCTGGAACTTAAAACATCTGCGGTTACTGCGTTTGTAGCAAGTTGCAAAGTCCCAACTGAATAGTTTGCTGGGAGAAACATTCCAGCGTTTTTAGCGACGAGAAATGAAATACTGTAAGTGCTTGCCCCCTGAACAATTGGAAAGATATCCGTTAAATTAGCCGTAGAGGCTGCAGGTAATTGGGATATCCTAGGCATTGTGTTTTATATCCAAAACAAACTCGCGGAAGTCAAGTAAACAACGGCAAATCTGATTCAGTTAAAATATTTAGATTGGCCTCAGTAAGAAGGGGTTCCGAAGTAACAATGGGTAAAACATTGAAACTAAGCGGGCAACAATCAAGCTCGTAACAAGATGATACGTCTTCAGGCATATTATAATACCTCCAATGAGTCTGTTCCTTGGTACTGTTCGAGGATTCTCTGCCCAAGCATAAGAATCCGGTTTAGCTCAAAGTGTCCGTCGAATTCTAATCGGAGCTGAAAATCGTTACCATAAATATATGGCCTCGAGATAATTGGATCGGAATCCTCCGGAGGAGTAGGCATCCTAATTTGGGGTCGATATTGAGGTTGCAAATTTTTAACAGTAAAATTACTTAAACAAGAACTATCATTTGCGGCTTTGGCTGGGACAAAGGTAAAGATTGGAAACGTCCCAACGTCCCATTTCACCTGTAAGTTATTCCAAAAATCTGCTGGGTTTAACGTGTAACTTTCCCAATTTTTCGAGGCGGAACTATAAATTGTGAAACAGTAATTTGGAAATGTTCCAGTTCTTGTGACTAAATCGACGGCAAACCCAGCGTCATTTAACGCTACTTCCATCGCGGAAGCTTGTCCAATTGCGTCATCAGATTCAATATACTGAATCAAATTAGTATATACTCCGTCCGAACCGAGACGGTAATAAAAAGATGTTGGGCTTTTGTCGGAAAAACAAATGCTAAAGGAAGAAGCATTAATTTCCGTAAGAGTTACTCCGGGGTCAATACAATTATCTGTTGTGGCGCACCTTGAGAAAGAATGCCATTCTCGCCAACAAGGGTATTGATCTGGTCTCCAATATACCGTGGCGTCTAAGGTTCCTGCCAAATCCGAAAGCCAGAAATCAGCTCGGATCATTCGCTTTTGTTCTGCTGGAGACCCAAATGAATACGCTTTAGTTTCGAGAATGGAAGAGATCCTTTGTTGCCCAGCCGAATTCGGGTAGTCAAAAAGAGCGTTTGTTGTTATTTCCCAGAGAGAATTAATCCTTCCGTTTGGTATGTCCAATGCCATGATATACGCTTTGGGTATTCCACCCACCAAACCAGAAAACAATTTAAGAACATTTAGTCCGGCCCATACGCCGTCGTAACTTGCGGCACGTTTGGAACCAACAGTGCCTAAAGTTGTAAAATCCAAAGCAACAATTTTGGAGAAAACCGTCGGCTGGGGAGTCGAAACATTTGATGGTAACCCAGAATATATAATTGATGGAGTTGCGGTAAACAAAAGCCGGTTATCAAATACAATCGAACTCACATCCCCTAGCATAGTTTGATTATCGAATGACAAAACAGAATTCATTTCTGCCGACATCGGAACTTGCCCGTAACTACCTAATTCCGCCCTAGCGTTACGGTAGGATCTCAATCCGTCAAAAGACCTAAAGAAAACGTCTGCGTTATTTGTTGTAACGCTATCTTGGGAGGTTGCCCCGACGCTTGTAAATACAACTCGTTGAAACCCTTGAGTACTATTCCATTGATCTCTTGGTGTCGCCACAGCAAACGAAGCTGTCCCTCTTTCACAGAACACAAGCAAATCTCCCTGACCAGTTCCTGTATCCTGAACTGGCATAAAAACCATGCCCTTAATTTTCCCCATGAAGGATGGGACTTGGAGAGAACCGCCAAGAGCGAGGTAATTTGTCTCGGTAAAACGAAGCAAATCAGAAACAGAACCTGCGTTAAATTTAGCAACAAACCCACCAGCCCCAGTAATATTACCTGCGGTAGTAGACGAAAAATCAATATCAAAAGTTGTGCTAGAAACATTTTTAATAATCCACGTTCCATTTAAACCCTCTGATGAAGAATGCCCCGCAACAGTAACTCGGTCTCCGTTAGAGAATCCATGATTGGTTACTGTAGTAAATCGGTAAGTCGAAGTGGTGTTATTACTTCCACTACTTATACTAACTTGAGAAGTGCTACCCCCATAAACTAAATCACCCGCTGTTATAGCCAGTCTGTCAGAGCTAACAACAAAAAGTCTTCCTTGCCCATACGCCATTATTGTTCCGGGACCTATAGTGTGCAACTGAGATTTTAGTCCTGTCGACCCAGTTGAGCCGACTCCCGAATAGAACAAACTATTGCCGTCAAATATCAAAGGAGTATTTTGCCCATTTTGGATAATCAAATATTGTTCAGCTTGGACAAAATAACATTTTTCTACGGCGTTAAAACAAGGGGAGAGTAGTTTGGCAACTCCGGTTCCTGACCCGTTTCCTGTTGCGGTAAATTGAGTACCTACCGCAGGGCTAACACCTGCCCCGATTGATGTCCAATCCGTGTTACCTAATGTAGAGATAACATAAACTCTTTCTGTTTGGATAGAATCAGCGGGAATTATCGGAGTTAACTGATCCACAATACGGGTACTCAAATCAATTTTTACGGCATACCCACCAAAAATGCCAATTATGGAAGAATTATAACCAGCACGACTTTCCTGATAAAAATAAGATCCTTGAAAATTTTGTTTGGTGAATACTTCGTTCCCAGAAAAAGCCCCAGAAAATAAAGATACTTGTCTAAAACCAGGCCTAGTCCTAGGACGACCACCCCTAAAAGTAAGGTTGACGGCTGTGGCTACGGCATTAGCGGATATAAGTGTGGGTGAAAGGCTTGAATCCATCCCACCCGAAAAATCCTGTTGTCCTTCAAGGATTAACGTAGAATCAGCGATGGGCATAAAATATATCTAACCGATTCGATCTTGCTGGGCAACTAGTCTTTGATAACAGCCCAGTTATCCCGCCACTTGGAATTCGGCTCTAGGTAGATCGATTTAGTTTTGGGCATTTTACTTCTGGGCATTACAAACAAAGCATCCTGCCGAATGTGGTAAAAGATGAAAGTGTCGCAATCGCTTCGGCTGTATATGCTTTTTTGTTTATTCTTATTTATTTTAGCTCCCCAACCATAACCCGTCCCTTTAACAGCTAGAAATTTGATTTTTCTTCTGCGGTCGTCTTCATTCCCGACAGTCGATTTAACTTGAATACGGTGAAGTTTTCCGTTCCAATCAGATACAAGATCATATCCAGAGTCAAATACAGGAAGGCTAACTAGAAACCCATGTTCCAGTAGTTTAGCAGAAACTCTTTGTACTCCTGTAGCTCCGATTCTTAAACTCACAACCAGTCCTTTGCTAACAGGGAACCGAGAAGACGTCGGCGTCGGTAGACACCATCACCGTCTCTACTGCCCCCGTTGTTGGTATTGCCCTCAATCGTTATGGCGAAATCGCCAGATACTCGTTCGATTAATCCCGTATGCCCCACTCTTTTAAGGCTTTGAAAATAGATCCCGAAGGTATCTGCTTCGGTGGGTAGTCGACCACGCCCTCGATCCCAGTTCGGGTTTTTGACGAAATCTGGAGACCACGCACTTCTCGGGTAGGGATTATGATTTCGCCCGAGGGCAGAGTCGCCAACCCAGACGACGTAGGCTGCGCACCACGGGGCGCCCGTCCATTCGAGTCCAACGCTTTTGAGGATTTCTTCAATTTCTTTCCCGTCGTTTTTCCCTGTTGCTTCTTTGATCCCGATTGTTGATTTCGCAAATGATATGATCTTTCCGCGAGCACCACCTTGCGGGTCAGGACTTCCCATTGCAAGTCCTCCAGAGAAAAGCAATGCCGTAAGAAAAATAATAGGATATGACGTAGCATTCAGGATCCTTTGGTACACAGGGCAAATGTAATCAAAAGTCCTATAAAGAGATAGACCAAGAGCTTAGCCTTCGTCTCTGGGTGTAGGGTGAGGAAGTCGTCGGAAAAAGCCCCAGTATCCAAATACTTGTCAAAGGGGGCCCAATCAAAAGAAATGACAAGCCAAACAACGAATACCCCGAGCAAAAACTTGGCGGTTCCGAACACCAACAAATGTAAGGCTCCGATGTCTATAACGCCCGCTGTGGGGTCAATATGCTGAAGGAGGGGTCCTAGACCAAAGAACAGACAAAGAGCCCCCACAAGGGCTATTAGACCCTGTACGTTGGTCTTGAGGAAGTTCACCAAGGAATCCCCACAAACTTCCTAGCCACGAACATGATACCCCCAAAAATAAAGCCCCTAAAGATCCATAGAGCTAACGCGATAAGAGCACCACGGTAGATCCATAGTTCTTTCAGGGCTTTCCTTTGCTTGGCTTTCCAGTCATTTGCCTCTTTTGCCATACGTTCGTAGTCACCAGCCTGAGCCTCGCAGGCAGCTTGCGCGGATGATAATTGAGTCTTGAGGCTACCAAACTCCTTCTTAATGGTCGGGAGATCTCCAGAGTTTACTGCCTGCTCAACGGCGTCGACTTTACGAGTGACTCCTCCAAATTCAGGAGAGCCTTTTGGTTTAATGGTTGAACAACCAGCCAATAACAATAGAGTAAGTAAAAGTAATTTCATGGGCTTAATATAGCTCCATGCGTGAAAATTACGAACCAAAAATGTGTTTTCTTAGAGTCGGGCCTAGCCAAGAAATACATGCGATCAAAGCACCAAATATGGCTGACTGTTTCCACCATGCCTGCTCAACCTTACGGAGCCGGTCCTCGTGGTCGTTGAGATGAGCCAAGGTGGCATCGAGCTTAGTTTCAATCCGAGCCAGTCGCTCTTTAAACTCTTGTTGCGGGGGCATAAGATTAAACGGCGTAAAGCGGAAGACGATATGCGACACCGTTTAAATAAACGGTCAGCATAAGAGCCGGTCTTGGAAGAGTTGGAAGCGTAATAACAGTCCCGTTAACTGGAGTAGCTGTAAAAGTAAAAGTCGGGCTATTCCCGCTTACTGGGATAGTAGCACTAGTCAAATTGGTCATGGTGTTGGTCGTGTCCGCTGTGGGAGCGCCGACAGAAAACGATCCGTCAACAGCAGGAGTAATTACGCCCGACCCCAAAGCCACGCAATTATTTCTGGCGACAGAGTCTGTATTACAATCTCTACCAATCAGAATATTTCTGTTTCCGGTAGTGATAGCCAATCCGACTTGTCCAGACCCAGCTCCTCTCCCAATCAAAGTGTTAGAATCCCCAGTAGTAACTGAGTTCCCACTGAGATGGCCTATAGCGGTATTTGAAGATACAGAAGTACCATTAACACTCCCCAATGCCGAAACACCAACAGCAACATTATTCGAGCCCGTAGTCATGCCCAATCCTGCATTTAATCCGACGCAAACGTTACTGCTGCCGGAAGTAAGTTTTGACAGAGCGCGGGAACCAATAGAGGTATTATTGGACGCCGAACTCGCAACTGCAAGAGCTTGAGAACCGATAGCGGTGTTGTTAGTACCACCAGCCCACGCTTGAAATGACCCAGCGGTCCCTACAACGGTGGTTGTAGAAGCAATGGTAAAAGTAGTAACTAATGGGACTGTAGCTACGGTGTAAATGCCAGCAGTAATACCAGTATTACCAGATGCCGTGATATTGATACGATCCCCCACTACAAGACCATGTGTCGCTGATGTAATAGTCGATAAACCACTAACAGCAATAGTAGAAGAAGTAATCGCCACTGTTCGAATAGCTGCACCAGATAGGGCTTGGTAACCAACTGATGTGTTATTTGTCCCAGCCGCGACTTGAGCGGTAGCGTTGTCTGCGGTGGGAGCCGCCGTAAGAGTAATGGATGGGGGATAGGGGTAACCAGAACCGGGGGTGAAAGTAATTTCGGTAACAATTCCACCGCTAATTACAGCGGTAGCGGTAGCAACTGTCGTAGCGGCAGGAACAGTTGCCGCGATGGTAACCGCCGGAGCTGTAACATAGCCACTTCCGCTTTTAGTTACGGAGATAGAACTAATTCCTCCAGTAGAAGTAAGGGGCCCGCAATTTATGTTAGCTTGACTTTTGCTACCGACTGCTGTGGAAAACTGCCCGATAGCTGAATTTTGAAGACAGCTACTCCCAACGGCGGTGTTGTGATCGCCGATAGTGGAAAGGTTTAGAGTAAAGTTACCGCAAGAAACGTTGTCAGATCCTGTAGTATTCGAAATAAATGCGGAAGTTCCGGCTCTGAAGTTAGAAATATCTACGGCGGGAACTCCGGGTCCGACACCTAGCAAAACACCGTTAACAGTCGCCCCCAAAGCTTGTTCTATATTCCCAGTAGCGGCCGCAACAGTTAGCTTATTAGTATTGATTGCTAGATTTCCTAAAATTGTTGTGTTTCCAGTAGCGGCCGCAACAGTTAGCTTATTAGTATTAACTGCGAGATCGCCTAAAATTGTTGTGTTTCCGGTGGCCGAAGCAACTGTGAGTTTGTTTGTCGCTACCGTAAAATCACCAGCCACGGCGGTATTGCCGGTAGCTGAAGCAACTGTGAGTTTGTTTGTGGCTACTGAAAAGTCTCCAGCTACTGCTGTGATTCCGGTAGCCGCGGCAACGGTAAATGTGTTAGACCCAATACTAAAATTCCCAGCCGAAAAAAGAGTTCCGGCACACGAAGTATTACCAGACGCAGCTAACACATTAAATTTATTTATAGCTACGGCGAAATCACCACTACAGCTAAGCGTAGTTGAAGATACGGCTCCACTAAAAGCACCGGAAGCAGCAGAAAATCCACCAAGAACAGCAGTGTTCCCATTAGCAGCATCTACGGTAAATCTATCAGTATTGACTGAGAAACTACCAACAACTGTTGTAACTCCGGTAGCTCCGTTAACTGTAAATTTATTGTTTCCAACAGGCCCAACAGTAAAATTACCAGTGCTCCTAAAAGTACCATTAACAGTTGCCCCCGACGCCCCCAAAGCAAGAGACGAATTATTGTTAACTCCGTCCTGAATAGTGGTTTCCGCGCCACCGCTAAAATTGGCTGAGGTCGTCGTTAAGAGCCGACCATATGTAGAAGCAATCGTATTTCCGGTTAAAGCTGCCATAGGGTTCCTCCTATCTATCCTCTACAAATTAAAGATTGTCAACTTCTGCAATCTTTACAAACCACTCGTCTTTTTCGTCTTGGTAGATGGTGATAAAGCCTTCGTCGCAAAGATAGGATATACAGGCTAAGAGATCCTCTTCAGAGGGCGGTAAAGGGCCATTCCCGCCTTCCGAGTATTCCATTTGGTTACGCCTTGTATAGGATAGCCATACCGCTAGTAAGCGTAACTTCTCGAATATCTCCGTTGATAATAACTCCAGCCGTTAAGTTGTCTCCGGTCAAACCAACAGAGTTGGTGATTCCAGGAGCTGTGATACTCGCGATGGTGGATGCTTTCAAAACAACAAGAGAAACATACGAACCAAGAGGCGCGGTAAGATTACCTGTGTGTAGAACAATAGCTCCGTTCTGCCCAAGAGCCTGACGGCTAAGTTCATTAGCTTTGTTTGCTGCCCTCTGGACGTCGTCCAAGGGGAGCGGTGCTGTGCCTTCGGGATATAGTGCCATAATTAAACTCCTTTAGCGACCAAGATTTTGAAACTGTAGGAACCGGGATTAACAGCCACAAGAGTAGGGTTGACAGCTCTGACTGTAACTGTGTTTGCGGACGCAACAAAACTGGTAAAAATAAGGGGGCGAGAGCCGTCTCCCGAACCGCGGATAGAAACGCAACTAACCGAAGTCCAGTCATCTAGTGCAGCTCCCGTAACAGTAACATCAGAATCTAAAAATCCACCAGACACCCCGATAGATCCAAAATTGATGCTGGCAGTAGCGTTTAGAAAACTAACTGATCCAATCGAAGCGGGAGTGATAGCATCGGAACCCCCGGTAGCATGGGTAGAAGCATGTGCTGGTAAATTAGCAAGCTGATCAACATTGATCTGCCCGAAAGTAATCGCCCGATTATACTGATCAACCCATTCTCCACCGGCTGGTGCGTTTGTCTGCATTTGTATCTCCTTAGGTTACGGTCGTTACGAGCTGGCCAAAAGCACCTGCCCTGTTGCATTCTAAAACGAAACCGTTATCAGCTCGGGTATAAGTTCCGACATCACCAATCAAGCCGGGGTCGGCGATCTGAGCGTTGGTTACTTGGCCGATAGCGATAGCCCTTTGGAAGTTACGAATGAATTCATTCGAGGCTGGGTAAGCGCTACTGCCTTGGAGATTCTCTCCAGCAGTACCGCGCAGTTGATCGCGAGTGATTTGTCCAAATTTTAAAGCCCTTCGGAGTTGGCTTACGAATTCAATATTTGCTTGGGTTGGTTCTGACATAGTTTCTCCCTCCTTCTATTCCTGATAGTTCTTAGTTTGTCAATCTTTCCCCGTACTTTTCTTGCGATAGCCTCAGCCGATACTCGGATATTGGCGGCTTCGCAAAGACCGGGAACTTGATCAAAAAACAAATCAAAATGTAAAGCGGTGAAGTAGTTTTTTGGATCGAGCTTACGGCCAATAGGTGCGGTGAGGGCGAAGTCTAGATCATGGAGTCCCTGCTCGACAATCGCGCAGACAAACTCTCTCCAGCCTTCGCCCTTCACCTCACGCTTCACTTAAGCCATCTTCCCTTCGGGAGCGACACCCATTTCAATGGCATCGGCAAATCCAGCTTCGGCCGGAGCTTTGCTCATATCTTCCGATTCCATTTCTTTTTCGGGCATCTCCGCTTCGGCACCTTCGATTGAAACCAAGTCCAAAGATTTGCCACCGTGTTTAAACGTGGCCATAGCTTCGAACGTGTCTCCCTCGACGACGCCTTCGGGCGGGGTAAATCCCTTCGGGACTGCAAATGTAGCAATCTTCATATTCTTTTCTCCTTTGTTAGGAGCGACAGCAATCACGACCATAGTAGGACTACGACCGTGTTTCGCCATGCACTCGGGGCATCCGCAATTCATATTTATAAAAAGAAGGGAGGCGCAGGAATGAAACCTACGCCCCCCTTCAATTCAGTTACTCAGATTACGAGTAGCAACCAACGAGGCCGAAGTCGGCCGCGCAGCGCTTGTGGCGGATAACCACACCGAGTTCAGGACGAACGGGTTTCGAACCGGAGCTAAAGATAGCCCGGAAGAATCCGATCGTGCCGTCTGGGTTACAATCCCGGCTGGGGATATTCCGCCAGCGGAAGTCACCGCGGTAGCTCTGCGGGTCAAAGCTAGCCGCTCCGGTTCCGGAGATGGGCTTAGCGACCAGCGAGGTGAACACGTCGGGATGGAAGATAATAGAATCTTCGTATTCCGCCGTGAAGTACGCGGGGTTTGGGATGTACCGTGTGCCCTTGGATGCGCTAGCATCGGTGGCATACGGATTGCGACGGACCCAAGCTCCACCGACGAAGTCGTAGCGGGGAGTCATGGTGTCTACCAAATGGTAGAAACCAGCGTAGCTACGTTCGACGCCGAGGGGCTGAATCAGTTCGCTAGGTTTCGCCCAACGGAGATCCTGACGGATGTCCGCGTTGAGCTTGATGAGGTCGTCAGAAGCCTCGGGGGAGGTGACGAGCAAGAACACGGGAGCACCGTTTTCTTTGCCGTATGCATTCTGACCAGCGCCGTCACGGATCAACCTAGAGTAGAAATAACGCAGGATGCCCTGTGTCAATCGGCTCGTCGGGAGAGCGGAGGTGCTAAAAGAACCTTTGGTCTGGCCGGAAGCCGCCAAGAGTTCATTCTGGTTAGCGTTGACGTTGTAGTTAGCGAGACGAACGTATTCGTCACGATAACGGTTTTCCCAAGCATACTGAGTGTTCTCAGTCATCACCGCCATAATGTTGCGGAGCTGTTCCTGACGACGAACGGGGAACCGAAGGTCGTTCAAGCAGATGTCGGGGGAGTTGATCGCCGCCTGTTGGAGGTTATAAGTGCGGAGGGTCTGGGCAAAACCGAGGTCATTGCCAACAACTGCGCAGGTTCCGGGTCCGGTGTTCGAGCCAGAGGGGGTAGCCCCAATGACCTGAGTTCCGACTCCGTTATAAGCAACGTCCGTAAAAGTGATCGAACCACCGGAAGCCGGTAGGGTCCGTTCATAGATCAGAACGTTAACAGTTGTTCCCATCTCATCTGGCCAAGCCTCTTGCTTAACCAAAGTCGTCCACGGGGACGTGTTCAAAGTCTTCCGATAGATATCCGCACCAATACGGCCGGACTCAGTAATCAGAAGATTCTCAATATTCGTACAAGGCATATTAGTATCTCCTTTGTTGAAGTAATGACTAAAGACTTCTCATCACACGATGAGCGTGTCTCTTTGTCGTTTCTTAGTTTAAGAGCCGGCAAGCCCTAGAAGTTAGTTGGATATCCGTTAGCCGTCGGATACCGCGTCGGTGTCATTTAAGCGTAGCCTGTAGGGCGCAGGCGAGTTAGCCCCATCGCATCGACACCTCTGCCAAAGAACTGAGATACGATGTAACTAGTTGATCTGGGGTGTCAATACCCTACCGTAAAATAGTGTCTAATTCTTGTCTGTTAGCGTCTAATCCGCCCCAAGACCAAAACTGCCTAACAGTAGGCTTATCCTGTTCGGGATGTCTCCAGTCAAATTTATCTCGATGATTCTTCCAAGCGTACGCACCTAGGGTATTATATTCGCTAAACCTGCGTTCGGGTCGGGTAGCAACGAAAGTGTCAAAAGGCACTTTATGAGTAGTCTGAAGGAAGTCCCTCACCTCCTTGTACATCCACCTAGGGAATGTATGCGGGGGACGACGCATAAACTCAAACTCTGGTTTCCAACCAACGGCTTCTTCTATGATTGGTTGCCAAGGGCATTCTCCGATCTTGTCATACGGCTCGTAATACAAGATGGCTTTTCCTTTGTGGATAAAATCCTTGGGGGATACGTCGTGTAACCAGACAGTATCGGAATCAATGTGGCAAATAAAATCGGCATCAGAGTACAGATCAGCGTTTAGCTTCGTTACCTGCTGGCCTAAGTAATCCTCTGCATACCTGGGGCAGATATGTACTTTCTCCAGAGTCAGGTGGTTCAGATCGTGCTGATCACCGTGGGGTACGACAATATGGATTTGCCGAAAACCCTTAGCTGATTTAGCGCAGGACTTCAAGCAATAGGAAAGCCACTCGAAGTCTTTCTTATAACTACGGATGAATAGGTCTACAGAGGCTTGCATAAAAGGTCGTATTGCGGTCCTTCCTCGGGAGGGAAGGATTCTAGCCCGTAGCCCAGTTCAGATCTGAGATAAGTGATTAACGAGATCGGCGATTCGTCCCTTTGTTGTAAAGCATGTTCGTTAACCTCGATCCACATGATCGGGCGATGTTTAGTTATCGTCTTCTTAGCGCCTTTCAAAGCGGATACCTCGAACCCTTCGACATCTAACTTAAAGAAATCAAGTTTAGGGAGATCGTACGAGTCTAGAGCTACGACGGATACAACTCTATCGCCACAAGCCGATATACGACTCGCGCCAGCATTCTCTGCTACAGATAAGAATTGACTACTTGGCTTATCGCTAAGCCCAGCTTTGATCGTTATCGCCGAGGGGCAATTATAAACTAAACACTCGTAGGCGGACAGGTTGGGCTCAAAGGCATAGACCCTTCCGGTAGACCCAACCGCTTTGGCGTAGGCAACGGTGTGATCCCCAATAAAAGCCCCAGCGTCTACAACGTAATCGCCTTCCTTGATATGCTTTAGAATAATCGGGAGAGAATACTCATCGTGATCTAACTTCCCGGTCTGTTCGACCCAGCGGGAAATATGCGAATCGTTTTCTAGTACCGCGACGTTATTCGGTAGGATTTTCACTTTCAGGTTTCCTACGCATTCTACGTTTTTTGGGTTTAGCCTCAGGAGTCTCGACTACTTCTACCTTCTTCGGCATCCGACGCTCACGAAGCCTTTCGATCAAGGTGCCGTCTTTGTTTTGGTGAAATAATAAAGCCTCTTTGCTCACCATAGCATCAACGCTGGCCTGATCTGGAAATGTAAAGTTACGCCCCTCGTCCTTACGCCAAACGTGCTGGATGGATTTAGTCCAATGAGCCTGCCCAACAATTTGCTCAGCACCAACAACGTCAAATGCGGCAAGATCAGCGTGGATGAGATTAAACGCCCGCTCCATCACGTTCTTTGGGTAAATAGCATTACCGCTCATGTGCTCGGGAGTTCCGTCAATTTTTACCTGAGCACCCATAAAGTACTGCCCGCAGGTACGATATTCCGAATCTAGTAGATCAAGCCACCCTGGCACCAAAGGGATACAATCTGGCTCGCACCAAAAGTAAGCCTCGGGATTTGGCCCCCAAGTAATATGCTGAGTCACCCGTTTGAACAAATGATTGGGGCTCATGGGCCAGCCACGCTCATCTTGGTCGTGGGGAATATACAACTCGTAGTTACGGCTCAACTCTGTTGGATTCGGGACTGCCCTAGCACAAGCAACCATCAAGCGATGAGCACCAATACCACCGAGTTCTTCAACCCAGTTAAGCCAGCGAATCGCCTGCTCCCGATCCTGAGGACCGATCGGCAGTACGACAAGCATTAGCGACCCATCGATTTTTCGAGAGCTTCTAAGAACCCGACTTCAGAAGGTAACGAACCCTCAACCGCGGAGTTGGTTTCACTCGCACCAGCCCCAGGAGTAGCGGCCTGATACTTCTTCAACTGCTGTTTCAGATCAGCAATAGTTGAGTTGCTCTTCTCGGTGAGATCACGAACAACCTGTACGGCGAGAGGGAACAACACAGCTTGATAGGTAAGTGTAGCACGTTGCTGATGGTCGAGAGGTTGCTTGTCGAGATACACAGCCTGCTCTCTAAGAGCTTTGATAGTCCCGTCCCACTCCGGAGTCTGGCCACGTTTGAGAATCGGGAAGGAGTCCTCAAACTGATTCCAAGTATTCTCGAAAGCAACGTCAGCTTCTCTTTCGAATTTCATCCTGTGTTCTTGTTCAACGGCAGTTTCTTCTTGCTCCATCTTTTGGAGAACAGTCTGAGATTCTTGGAGCATTTCGTCTTTCTTGGTGCGGAGTTGCTCGATCTCATCCAACTTGGTTTTGACCGCCCAAGCGTCCATCGCGTCAACACCGGTCATCAAATCCTTGAACTCTGCTTTACGCTGGGCGGGATCTTTGATATCCAAAACTTTCAGAACATCCTTAGCATTCAAACCTTCGTAACCAATCAAGGAATCCGAAAGACTCTTCTCGGCTTTGGATAAAGGCTCACCAACAACACGCTTAAATTCGCGTGTCGATTCAAGCTTAACAACGGAGAGCTGGCTCTCGTATTCAGAAACCAGTTTACGGGCTTCTTCTAGTTCCGATTTGATTCCCTGAACCTCATTCGAAGCTTCGGTATTACCAGCCTTGCGAGACTTTTCCAACTCTTGCTTGAGTGTAGCTAGTTCCTGTTCAGCGGCTTTGAGAGCTCTAGACTTAGCGGCAAAAGCAGAGTTAGCGGAGACTGTGGCTTTTCCTGGGAGTTTCTCTTCTTCGGTTGGCTCGTCAGAAATCTTAGCAACCTCTTTAACTTTCTCCGCTTCGGGAGTAAGCATAGAATCAATAAGCTTGCTAGGGGTCTTAATCTCTGGCGTCTTACCAAGACCGAGATCAGTAGCTTTCTCTTCCTTAGCGGGAGTCTCAGCAACAGGAGCTGTAGTTTCGGCAGGAGCCGTAACAGCGGTATTAGCAACAGGGGCAGGAGCCGAAGTAGCCGGCTGTCCAATCACAGGGTTCTGATGCAAGGGAGTTGCGGAAGCCAAAGGTGCTTCACCATCCCCAAGCGCTGCATTGAGTGCGTCTCCGAGTGATCCGATGTCATTAGTTGTTGCCATAGTTTATGTCTCTGTTTTTATTGGTTTACGTCTTCCCAAGGTGCTGGCAACTCTTGTGGCTCAGTCTTAGGAGTCTTAAGGAAATCAATAGCTTTAAGCGCAGCGTACCAGCCCTCGTTCCTCGAATGAGCTAAAGCACGAAGCTGAATCGATTCGCCATTAGCAGGAGTCAATTGATTTAACTGAGGCAATCCAAGATGAATCAGGGCGGTCATACCGGCCCGCATGTGAGGCTCGTTCCAGGTTTTTTTCCAGAGCTCTGCGTAATCGGATCGCTTACTCCATTCTTGGAATGTCATTGATACGTGTATCGCAGAACCAGATTATTTTGCAAGCTTATTTTTTTCAGCCATTGCCCGTAGCTTCTGAGCAGTCTGAGCGTCACGGAGAGCCATACGTTGTTTGGCTTCTTCTTCTTTAAGACGCAATCTAGTCCTAGAAGATTCTTGCTGGATTTGAGCATCAGCTTGAACCTTCGCTAACTTAGCGGCATAATCCGCTTGAGCTTTGGCCTGAACGTCATCAATCTGAGCTTTCATGGCTTGCTGGAATTGTTGCTGTTGAGCTTTCACCATAGCTTCCTGTTGATCTTTTTGAGCCTTGGAGATCTGGTTACCGAGAGACTGGACAGCTTGGTTCATCTTGTTGAGGAGGGATTTAATCTGTCCGTATGCAACTTCACGGGTCTTGTCACCCTTGATAGCCTGCAAGTGTTGCGACATATGCGGAGTCTGCAACGAGAGATACTTAAAAGCTTCGACTGGCGGAACCGCGTTCTGTTCGAGAGCCTGCAAGAACCGAGCGGCGTCCATGCCATGAACTTGTAAGTGAACGGCGTGGTTCTCGTTGGGTTGCACAGTTACGCTTCTGCCACTCTGCATTGAATCGTTCTCGAGTTCGGCGATCTTAGCGTCAATTGGAAGACGAGGGGCTACGGCTTTGGATGGGGCATATCGGTCTACCTGATCGTAACCAACACGAACGGCTACTCGATCGCGGATAACATTCGCGCGACCAGTCTCATCCAGCATAGGCAACATTTGCATGAATTCGTTGAATGCCAACAAACGAGCTTGGGCACTTCCGTAGCCAACAGCTTTTAAAGGAGTGACGTCGTATACGGCTTTAAGAGCTTCGGGAGGAACGCCACGCTCTTTAAGACGTTTGTGGAAAAGAAGGGCAATCGCAGCTCCGGGCTCATCTTGCGTCCAGTTAGTTCTGGAGAGACGGCGGAACTGTTCTCTAAGAAGTTTGCCCCAAGGGACGTAATAGAAGTTCTGAGCTTGGGTCGAAAGTACTGCTTCTTTTTCCAACTGAGCATTAACTTCAGTAGCTGTCCTATCCCCGCTACCAGAATCAACCGATTGCGGAGCGTAGCTCCCAGTATTATTCCGACGAACCGTCGTAAGCTCTTGGGCAATCGGAAGAGCGTTATTAGCAAGATTAGGCTCGGTCCGGTCAACAATGTTGAGGTTCGGAGGGATAATCGCCATCGGACCGTTGTACGCAACCGTTAGGTTTGCCAAGTCATCCATCGTCTGAGGCTGGATCATCAACGAAGTCGACAAAAGAGTCGAATCGATGATGGCATTACGAAGACGGTTAGTTATTTGAATGTGAGGGTAAATCTTATAGCCCAGACCACGGATCGAATGAAGCGTCCCGTTCGTACCAATACCATAGGTGAACAACACCAAAGCTTCATTGATCGTGCTAAAACGGCTGTCCTTCCGATAAAGGAAGTTCAAGTTAGATCCATCTCGGAGACCAATAGCGTGTGTGATTGTGCCATCGAACTCTTGGATGTAATAGTGAACAGTCTGGATCTCAGCGGAACGAGCGTAAGAAAGGGAAAGATCGTTATCCTTCAGCATGACTTGAATTTCTTCCCAATCCAAACGAACTCCAGCGGTATCGACAGGGACAGCATTGATGATAGCCCTTCGAGTTTCCTCGACATCCCAACCCACCTGCTTGGCTACTTTAGGATCTTTGATGTACTGGTAAAGTTCGTGGGCGTAGTAAGAACGACGAGCACAGCAAAACTCAAATCGAGTATCAGAAGCGGCAACGCCGCGCGGAACAAAGAAATCCTTTAGACCAGCAACTTTCCAACGCCAATCAGTATCGTCCTCAAAGAAGGCAAAGCCAACCCCATAGGCGACAAACTCGTGGGATAGTCTCTGTTGATTATAGAAGAACTCGTCCCAATCTTTTCGAAGAACACGATCAAACTCTTCGCTGATAATACTACCATAAACGCCTCGTTGCGTCTCATCGCCAAACTTTGTCTTAACTTCTGCGATTTGAGGCACTCCGTTTACCAAATCAGAATAAGCGGAAAGGGCGTACTCAAGGTCGGCCTGAGCTTCTAGAAAGTTTAGATTCGAACGATAAGACTGGCCGAGAGTCCTGAGCGTTTCAGAATTGTACGGTGCTTCGCCGTCGAGCATCGCTTGTACTCTGACCCTTTGCGAAGAAGCGATGAGATCCGCGTCAAGAAGGCGGCGATAAATTCCATAAGCTGCTTTTGCATCTTTAAGTCTTGATTTGGGTGCTTTCCCAGTATCCGAAATCGTTTCGAGGTTTTGGTCCACGTTGAACTCCTAGATACTCAATTAGATGAGAACGGTCAAGAATATAAGGAACTAGCGTTTCGCGCAAAAGAAAGAAAGTCCCTGTACTTACCACCACCTGCCACAGTAGTCCCAGCTACGGCACTAGCCCTTTGACGACACACATCCAACATAAGAAAAGCAGCATCAGCTATGTCTGGAGACCTTCCAAATCTAGCTTTCATATCTTTCTTAGATTCAACGTAGATCTTGCCACGTTCAGCCGTTCGATACTGTCTAGCTACTAGTTCTCGAGCTAGGTCGATAGTCACGCCTCTAACCTGACCAGCTCGTAAAAACTCTCTACCTACGTACCAAAGTTCCGACACTCTGTTCCCATAAGATTCATCTGCCTTTATGCGAGAGCTTCGGCTGACCGGCATATTACTCGGTCTTTCGGAGAATTTGACTCTCAGTACCGAGGGGCTCCAAATAGTAGCTATGATATCGCAAAGCGGATCACCTGCTCCGGTGGCGTCGATTGCAAGATATCTTGGGAGAACTCCATACTTTTCGCATTGTTCCTTTAGCAACTGGGCAATCTGGTAGTTTCTAGGACTATCCTTTAAAGAAGAGTTCTCTTGGAGTTCTACATACTTATCAAAATGAACGGTCATTCCAGCTTCGGTCTCTCCGTACTTCCCTAGAAATAGAACAGATCTATCCCCTCCGCTGGTAAAACCAGGATCGAATCCAGCCACGGGAACAGGCTGTTTGGCCCCGACCCACATGGCTGGTTTGTGGGCTTCAAATTTACGAAGATCCGCTTCGCTGTAAATGTTCTCTTCAGAACCAGCAGGCGCTGGGAAAGAACGAATAAACCGCCAATAAGAAAGAGAATTTTCGCCAAGTCGTTTGCGATCCTCGTCTAATTTCTTACCAGTCAGCAAGAACGGCCACTTGTCGTCGTTATCTAAGTTGGGCGTCTTCTCTCCGTCTAGGTGAAGACAGAACCCATCTTTTGTTTCCCAACCACCTTCGTCTACCGTTATCGACTGCCATCCGTCTTTGGGTGTAACAAACTGCCCAAAAGGGTCGTAAGCGGAATTGAAGTTACCGCAGGCGACACATTGGAAAAAGGGGTTGGCCGAAAGATTGGCCGTGGCCTCAAAGATAGCGGGAGATACATCTGTGGCCTCATCAATTAAAAGGAACACCCGTTTGTTTTTCAGGCCAAGCAACTTTTCGGAAGCTTCCTTTTCTTTATCTTTTGCGGAAGGAACAAGCGTGATACTAGACCGATCACTACTACCTTCTTCCAGCACAAGTTTGCCCATTGAGTCAACCAACTTTCCGGGCATCACCTTTGCTTGCATGTGACGTTCACGGACTCGACCCCACATACGCTTACGAGCTTCACGAACTGACGTGGTAGTGACTAAGACCAAAGTATCAAACGGAGCAGAGTACCAATTGACCAACCCCCACAAACCAACCACCTCAGTCTTTGCCGAAGATTTAGGCCCAGAGATGCCAAGATAGTTCCACTTACAAAGTTCTACGATCTGCTCATCAGCCCAAGGGTTGCGTTGAAATCCTTGCGGGTTCTTCTTTGGGTGGTACGGCCATAGCGTCTCGACTACATTCCAAAAGTGCTGTTCTTTGCCCAGACCACCAGTCTCAGGAGTCAAACCTTCTCGAAAAGCTAATAACTCGATCGTAAGTGATGTAGCCCCTTCGGGCCACATTCGGCCATACTTCTCGGTTTGGGACATTACCTGATGGTAACAGAATCCCCTTGGCAATCCACTCTTTTTATAAGAGATGGTTTAGATGATAGCTATTGATCCAGGAGCAAGTGGGGGCATAGCGAGCATGACAGTCAATGGGAGTGTAAGCGCAGTTAAGATGCCCGAGACAGAGGGCGACGTGCTCAGTCTATTACGTAACCTAAAAACCTACCACGACACCATATTTATAGAACAAGTCGGGGGATATATAGGGGGGAGGGGAAGTCCGGGATCGGCGATGTTTAATTTTGGCAGGGGTTTTGGGTTCCTATTGGGGGTGGCTATGTGTTTAAACTACAGAATTGAAATGGTAAGACCGCAGACTTGGCAGAAAGCTTTGAGTCTCGGTAATAGTAAAAGTATGGCGAGCAAGACGGAATGGAAGAACAAGTTGAAAGCTGAGGCTCAAAGAAGATTTCCAGAATTAAGCGTGACATTATCCACGGCAGATGCACTATTGATACTCGAGTATGGAATCCATCACACTCTTCGAATGGCAGAAGGCGGGGGCGGAAGCGTTATTACAAAGTCTTCGGACAAATAATGTAGCTCTCGACGCCAGCGATACTGGCACAGGTAAGACAGCTAAAGCGGTCTGGTTAGCCCAACAATTAAAAGCGGACGTCATCGTAGTCTGTCCGAAAGCAGTTATCCCATCTTGGAAAGAATGGTTAGACCGAGGGGGTATAACGCATGACGTTATAAACTACGAAAAACTAAAGACGGGTAAGACAAGGTTTGGTAAATGGAACGACGCCAAAAGTTGGGAGTGGACTTTTAGGGGGGCTAAACTTTTAATTTTTGACGAGGTCCATCGTTGCAAGGGCGCCACAAGCGTTAACGCCAAGATACTTACGGGGTCAAAGAAGTATCCAGTACTAATGTTGTCAGCGACAGCTGCAGAGAATCCGCTGGACATGCGAGCGACAGGCTTCATGTTAGGTCTCCATGAATACCACGACTTCTACCGGTGGAATTACAAAATGGGTTGTCGACCTGCCCCATGGGGCCGTGGTCTG